TGTCCGCTGACGCCTCGCGCAACCTGCCATGAGCTTCACCGCCCAGGCAGTCCTCACCGAGGTCCGTGATCTCGTGCAAGACAGCATGGGCCCGGACTACCGCTACTCGGACCCGTTCGTGCTGCGCAAGATCGACCAGATCGTGCGGGGCATGGCGATCATCCGCCCGGACCTGTTCATCCACTTCGCCGACATCACCTGCGCCGCCGGCGCGCTGCAGGAAGCCCCCGCAGACTCCGTGCGGCTGGTCGACGTGCTGCGCAACAAGAACGGCCAGTCCCTCAAGGAAATCAACCAAGAGGCGCTGGACCTGCTGTCGCCCGGCTGGCCCGGCCAGAACGCCGCGGCGGCCACCAACTGGATGCGCTACCCGCGCGCCCCGAACCGCTTCTACGTGTTCCCGCCGGCTACCGCCGGGGACGCGCTGTCCATCGCCTACGCCCGCTGCGTGCCGGTGACGGCGCTCGGAGACACCATCGCGCTGCAGGACGCCTATCTGTCCACAGTGGTCAACGGCACCGTGTGGCTGCTGGAGTCCGTGGATGCCGAACACACCGAGTCCGGCCGCGCCAAGATGTACAAGGACGCCTACGACTCAGCGCTGGCCGCCGGCCTCACCACCCGCCAGATCACCGACGACCCCGCCGCTGGCGGCAGTTCGACGAAATAAGGACACCCCATGGGCGCACCGATCGATATCAGCGGCATGATCTACGAGGCGTCAGGCCATCTCCAAGGGTGTCCGGCGCCGGTGATCGAGAACTCGTACCGCAAGATCATCACGGACCTGTGCCAGCGCGCCAAGGTGTGGCGTGTGGATCTGGACGCCATCACGCTGGTGGTGTCGCAGGAAGGCTACACACTGGCCTCCCCGGTGGCCTACGCCGAGCCGCTCGATGTGCTGGAAGCGTACGTCGTCGTCTCGGCCGCACGGCACGACCTGCGCTGGCTCCCGCTGGCGCTGCTGCGCGCCAAGGTGCCCACTGGCGAGGAAGGCACGCCGCGGCTGTTCCACAGCGGCGCCGGGACCACGCTAACCGTGGCGCCTGCACCAGATACGGCCGGCGACCTGCACGTGCAGTGCTGCCTGCGCCCCACGCCCACGGCAACCCAGTGGGACACGGACCTGTACAACGAGTTTCGCAGGTGTCTGTTCCACGGCGTGCTGCACGACCTGATGAGCATGCCCAACCGGGGCTGGTCTAGCGCGAAAGATGCCATTTTCCACGGCAAGATGTGGACAGATCTTGTCTCCGACGCCCGCTGGCGCGCTGACTCCGGCTACACTCGACAGGCGCTTCGCGTCGAGGCACGCCCCTTCGCTTGAGGTAACACATGGCTGGCATTCTGTTCACCAACTTCGCACGGTCACAGCTGGCCGCCCCGCTGCTGGCAGGCGACTTGTCGCTGACGGTGCAGACCGGCCACGGCGCGCGCTTCCCGAACCCTGGCGTTGGGGACTACTTCTACCTCGTGCTGGAGAACGCGGCGCTGGACCGCGAGATCGTGAAGTGCACCGGCCGCGCGGTCGACACGCTCACCATCGTGCGTGCGCAGGACAACACCACGGCGCTGGGCTGGAACGCCGGCGACATCGTGGCACTGCGGTTCGTCGCTGCTGCGATCGCCGACGCGGTGACGGGCACCGCCATGCTGACGGGCGCTGCATTCACTGGTGCTGTGTCCATGGCCGCGCTGCTGACCGCGAACGGCGGCGCCGAGGTTCCGGTAGACGCCACTGGAAACAACGCGCGCCGCGCGAATCAGCTCATCTGGAACGTGGGCGGCGCGGCCCGCCTTCCGCAGTGGGCAACCGCAGGGCGCCCTGCAGCGCCTACGCAGGGCGACACCGGTGAAAACACGGACCTCGACTGCATCGAGCACTATAACGGCACCGAGTGGGTGCAGCTACAGCGGCAGTCGTCAGCCGTGGTTGCTACGACGTCAGGCACGTCCCACGCCATCACTGGTATCCCGGCGTACGCAACTCGAGTAGAGCTGCATCTGGATGCGGTGAGCACCACTGGCACGCAGCCCATGCTGGTGCAGGCAGGAACATCGGCTGGTGTAGTTGTCACCGGGTACGCTGAATCTGCGTCCTATGACATATTCGCCGGGACATTCTCAGGTGCCATCACGGCCGGATTCCCAGTTCCACTGAATGCAGCCACAGCCACGATGCGCGGGACGGTAACGCTGTTCAGGAAGCCCGGCACAAACCGGTGGGAGTGCCAGGGGTTGACGTCACGCACGGCGGGCGGACTGTGTTGGACCACGGGGTACATCGATCTTCCCGGTGCGCTGGATCGCATCGCGCTGTCTCGTTCCGGGGCTGACTCTTTTGACGCTGGTGCCGCATGGGCGACTTGGAGCTGACCATGCGATACGAATACAACGCCCAGACGGGCAAGACCACCGAGCACGCCGATCTGCCGGTTGTGCCTCCGTCACCTGCCGGACTGCAAACCCAGTACACCGCTGCGCTGGACGCACACATCGACGCCACAGCCAAAGAGCGCGGATATGACACACGCGTCACCTGCGCGCTGCGCGCTGCGTACCCGGGGCCGTACCAAGCCGAGGGGCTGGCGTTCGCACAGTGGATGGATGCCTGCTACCAGCAGGGCACGCAGGCGCTGGCCGAGGTGATGGCCGGCAAGCGCAAGGTTCCGACCATCGACGCCTTCCTGAAATCACTGCCCTCGATGGAGTGGCCTACTCAAAAGGGGGTATGACGGCATGAATTTTGACGTTGACCCCGCAACTGTTACAAAAAGCCCCTTTTTTATTGGCCTGCTTGGCGGTATCGTGGCCCTTCGTGGGGTGCCCGGAGCCGGCTGGAAGTCGCGGGCGTTCAACCTGTTCTGCGCCATGCTCATCAGCGGGTACACGTCTCCGGCGGTGGCAGCGTTCTTCGGTGCCGAAACAGAAGCCAACCGGAACGTGGCAGCCTTCGTCGTGGGGCTGTTCGGTCTGAACATCACCGCGGCGATTGTCGTGTGGATCGGCGAAGCCAAGCTGTCCGACCTTCTGCCGTTCACCAAAAAGGGCTGAACATGGATGACACACTCGACGCGGTGAACGCTGTCGCAGCTGTATTCTCAAGTGCGGTGCTGGGCTACGTGGTGCTGGACCAGCGCATCCGTGAGGGGGCATGGGTCAAGGCCGGACTGGTGGTCGTGATCTTCGCGCTGCTGGCCTCCGCAGCGCTGACCCTACAAGGCGGCCCGGCGTGGGCGTGGCAGAACGTGGGCCTCGCGTGCCGCACCGGCATTGCCCTGGTCTGCGTCGGCGTGCTGATACGGGCCAACCGCATGGGCGAAGCGCGTCGCGCACGCGACGGGACCAAGATGCAACAGGCGCGCACGCGCGGCCTACTGCGGATGATCGCTGACCCGGCCAGAGACGTGGCAGACATGCTGCGCAGCGACTGGGCCGCACTCGAAGAATCCGAGGACGAACAGAAGGAGCGCCACCAGTGAACCAACCTGACGCCGAAGTACGAAGTTCCATACGATCCGCGCTGGCCATGTTGCCAGGGCAGTTCGACAGCCCAGAGGCGCGGGTCATGCTCATCGCCATCGGCCTCCAAGAAAGCCGATTCCTGCACCGGCGCCAGCTTGTCGGCAACCCCCCGCGCCCCACCGGGCCGGCCAAGGGTTTCTGGCAGTTCGAGCGCCTGGGCGGTTGTAGAGGGGTTGTGGACCACACAGCTTCCCGCTACTGGATGCACGGCATCTGCAAGGCGCACGATGTGCAGTTCAACGCCACGGCCATCTGGAACACACTGGAGACCAACGACGTGCTGGCCGCCGCCGCCGCGCGCCTGCTGCTGTTCACGGACCCGAAACGCCTGCCGGCCACCACCGACACCCGGGGCGCGTGGAACTTGTATATCAGGACATGGAGGCCGGGTCGCCCGCACCGTGATACATGGGATGCTTTCCACGAGCGTGCCCAACAAGTTGTCCGAGCATGGGGGTCCGAATGAGCGACGAGTTTCAGGTTGTCCACTACAAGACGGGGTACCGCCACCTGCTCGTCACCGAGTATGAGCAGTATGTGGCCGGCGACATGATCCTGCCGGTGGAGCCCGGCGGCAACGACTTCGTGCACCTGACCATCGACGGGCGACTCATCGTCCGCAAGTGGTACGCGTGGGACGGTGCCAGCGGCCCCGCGCTCAACGACAAGGCGTTCGTTCGCCCCTCACTTGTGCACGACGCGCTGTGCCAGCTGTGGCAGCTGGGCATCATCGACAAGGCGGGCCGCGCCGCGGCTGACAAGCTGCTGGGGAAGATGCTGCGCAACGATATGCAGGTTGTGGCTGCGCGCATGGCGTGGCTGCCCCGCAACGCATTCAAAGCGCTATCGTACGTGCGCCCCCTGTGGGTGGTGTACGGCGTCAGCTGGTACAGCGAGAACTTGGCCAGCAAGGACCAAGGCGAAATCCTCACCGC